CAAATAAAGAGCCTTGTGTTTTAATTTTATCTGCAGCTTTAGCTCTTTCATATTGTTGAAAACTTTCTGGCTTACCTAATCCAAGTATCCATTCCTGAATTTCTTGCCAATTTCGCATATATTCATCTACTATCATTGTGATAGTAAATTCATCATATACAAGATTATCACCTGCTACCCAATGTTGTCTGTGGGGGGTTGCTACTGGTATTTCTGTGATAGATACTCCAGGTATTACCGCCTGTGAGCAATAGAATTGTGTTTCAGGAAGAGCTTGACAAGAGAACCTGAATCCAGTAGGCGAAAGATAATTTATATTGTCTGGTTGTTTTGTTGCTGCCATGAAACCTCAAAAAAAAAGGGTAAGGAAATCTAAGACCCCTTACCCTTATTTATATCACTTAATTTAATACAAGATTACATCAAGTTTGTAACAAGACATCGTCTGTAATAAACGTTTGTGTTATATGTGAGTGATCCATCACTGGATGCAGCGGTTCCTGTTGAGAAAGGATTCGATACCATTCCGTATCGTGTTTTGAATCCAATCTTTGGCTGGAAGGAATTCTCACCAACCGCACGTACCATTTGTAGTGGAACGTATGGGCAGTAGAAAAGTCCTGCGTCATAAGCTGACGAACCTTTATATCCAATCACAAACCAGTTTGTGTCTTGAATAGTTGCATATGGATCAACATATACTTTGTAACGACCATTAAGAGTACCAGCAAAAGTTGATTGTGTATCATCAACATTCAACGATCCACCTGGAACGGCAGATTGATAATCAAGCACTCCTGCCATTTGCAGTGCGGAAGCAACATCCGAAGAAGTCATAAGGATATTCCCTTTTCCTCTACGTGTGTCGTGCCCGATTGCATTAGCTTCGCGCTCAATCTGGAACATGAGACCCTTAAATTTCTCAACCATCCAGCGACCGTTTGAATCGACATCCATATCGAATGTACCGGCGGAGGCTACGTTGGTTTGGGCACCAGTTTTGGCGTTACCGTAAATTGTTCGGATAACTTCGCGGTTAATCTCCGACAGAATCTCTGAACTCAAAATATTTGAAAGTTCAGTTTCAGCATCAAGACCATGAATTGCTTTTAAGTCTTGTGCCAATTCCATCGTGTACTCACCTTTGAGAGCACGTGTTTTCGCTGTAACAGTTACCTTATCAATTGAGAAGGCCATTTCTGCGAAAGCATTGGAAGCTGAATCGCCAAGTGCTTCACCCGTAGTCGTAGTCATTCCACGACCTGGGAGATATGCAAGTGAACTAGATGAGGCAGCCGCGGGGTTACCATTTGATGTGTGAGCGGAAGTTCCACCAGCTTTCAATCCAGATACTCCGGAATCAGACTCACTGAAAAGTGCTTCTGAACCAGTCTGGCTTGCATAACGGGACTTCATGGCGAAAATTAAGCCAGTCGGACCTGTCATAGGTTGAACACCACAAACATCGTATGCGATTAAGAGAGGCATACTTCTGCGAACTAAAGAAATAAGTACTGGGTCATAACCCTTGATATTTCCAGCTGTATTACCTATACCGGCACCAACAGCGTTCGTAGGAGAGCTCTCAAATAAAAGTGAAGAACCGCCTTCTTCCTGGATCGACTTCTCCTCATTCTCTAACAGAACTGCTGTAACAGCTTTTCGGTAAGAGTCTTTGATTTGAGGAAGATCAGGATGGTCAAGAACAGGACCCCACTTCTCTTGTAAATTTTCGGATAAAAACATTATTAATCTCCTAAATGTTTTATTATAAACTACTAAAAAAAGTTGTTATTATTATCTAACTTGTCGTGAAATAGCCGACATGTATTTATCCATTCCCTCTTGTAAATGAGTGGGATTGGATTCATCATCATTTGATGATTCTATGTCTTCGACCATTGCGACTTTTTTGTCTTCCGATGGAAAATAATTTTCCTTCAGTACTTCAACCTTCTGTTCAAAGTCCTCTGCGTCTTCAGCATCAACATTTTCAGCTAAATCTGCTACTTTTTCTTTTTGGGTTTCCGTCAAGTCTTTTGTAATAGTGCCTAAGACCTTTTCTTTTTTAAACTTAGTAAGTTCTGATTGAACTTCTACATTTTTCTGAATTTGACCGTTGAGTTGCTCTTCAAGACCTTCTACTTTTGTAAATAGATCGTCCACAACATCAACTTTCTCTTCCGGGATTGTAATGTAATGTTCAGTAAATAGATTTTTAAGACCAACTAAGAATCCTTCTGTTAATTCTGTGCGGATTCCTTTTTCAATGGCAAGTTTATTTTCCTTGACCCATTCTTCAGAAACATAGTTAAGATAGCTATCTACCTTATTAACTAGCTCTTCTTTATATTCGTCAATCTCTTCAGAAAGCTGAACTGTCATTTGTTCTTCAAGTTCTTGCTCTCTTTCAATTATTACTGAATTTACTTTAGCTTGCACCGCGGCTTCAAAGATAGTACTTGCTTTTTCTTTGAATGTATCAGAAAGCTCTTCGCCTTCGGTTAATGCGTTGATATCATCAGCGACATCAATTGGTTTTGTATCAGTAGACTCTTCTGTGCCTTCTGTTACTACATCTAAGGATTTTAGAATGGATTCGTAATTAGAAGAAATCTGATCTTTCTTCAGTTTTCCTAATCTCTCATAAACAGCAGCCATCATACCGGCTTTTGTTTTAGGTAAGGAATCTTCTTTTACCTTTTCCATTGATTCACCCTTATCGCTCCATTTTGCTTTTCCCTTAACTGGGTTGCCCATAGCTGTACCAGATCCTTTTACTTGATTTGGATCAGGTTGTTCTTTACCATGGTCGCCATCTACTTTTTCAGCAGATTCGCCCTTGCCAGCTTTAGGTTTATTATCAGCCTCTTGTACCACTCGTGCTTCCTGAACAAGACCTATCTCTTCCAATAGCTCATCAGTTTCTTGGGAAGACAGACCCTCTTCTTCGCATCGTGTTTTAATCTGTTCAACGAGCTCTTCCCTTGCCTCGCCATCTAATTCCAATGCTTGTTGAGCTAAAGTCTCTAGTTCGTTCACACTATTGGCAAGAGACTGCTGTTTTTGGACAGTTTCTTGTTCAGACATTTACAATCTCCTATGAATTTTTAGTTACTGTATATATTTATAAAATTAAAGCTTTGATAAAAACTTTTCAAAAGACTCAGCGTAAACCGATTCGTCCCTCGTTTTCTTAGCAAATTCTTTAACTATAACGTTTTTAATTTCTTGTACTTCAGCTTCTTTTAAAATACCGTTATCCCAAACCCATTCCCTACCTTCCATGATGCCTTCTACGAAAGCCATGGGGGCGGAAGGATCTGCAACAATATCACCAGCCGTTGCAAGATGAAAATCGTTTTGCACAATTTGTGCTCCACCTGTAGTTTTCAGAGAACCCATTCCTCTGGAACTTACACCTAACTTCGCACCTTCGTCAATTAGGTTCTTAACAATTTTCCCGTAGGGAGTTTCCATGATTTTCGCCTTACCCGTAAAATTGGGTCCATCCTGCTTCAACTCTTTAATCATGTGCGATACCCTTTCCAGATTAATCGTGGGTCCATCTGGATGACCTAGTTCGCCAAAAGCCCTATTTGTTTTAATGTATTGGTTACTATAACGATCAACTTCTTTCGCCATAGTCTCCATAGGGTATATGCGACCATTTCTGTTTTTCTGTTCTGCTTGAAGGAAAACACCTTTAATGAAATAACCTTTTTTGTCTCCCTCTGATTCAACCAGAGTTTCTATTTCTTCATTTACTTCGCAAATTAGTTTCATTTGTTTTCCTTAATAACTTGACCTAGCAACCGGTGTATACTGCGCATTTGTTACACTAGCCTTAATAAACTGGTCTGCATCTTTTTGTATAATTTGTACTGAACCAGCAGGTAATGAAATTGAGCCAACTACAGTTCCGTCTGTGCCCGATGCTGTTCCGTCACTATCTATAATAGTAATTAATGTAACAGCGGTAGTAGTTACGGCTACAGCAGTAGCGTTTCCTAAACTCAAATTTGTTGTTGTACTAGCAGTATTTGCAGCTTTTAATTTCATTGTCTACTTTCTAAAGTGTATGTTTTATTTATACTAATTTAATGTCGTAGTTTACTGGCTCTGTCGTTCCTACCCGGAAGGGTACAGCCATTTTAATTTTGCGCGTCTTTTTGTTTCTCGAGCAGTTTTTGCAGGATTCTCATCCCATCCGACCCATTTACCGTTTTTATCATAACCACGATTAGCCAACTCTTCTAATGCCGCTTTTTTAGCGTTAATTTTTCCATTCGCTATAGCAATCACAAGCTTCATATGCATTGATTGAAACATAAATTTAGGATTTTCCTCGTCACTAATTTCATTCAATTCTTGACGTTGATCTGTTGGTAAAAAGGTTTTTCTATCGTATTTAAACATCTTGTTTTTCCTTAAACATTGTTTCAGCTTGGTCTTTTTTAAAATCTGTTAATCTTGTAGCAGTATTTTTTTGTAATACATTCTGGACTGAAGTCAGTGCGTTATAATCTCTGCCTGCAACAATATCATCAATAATTGTTGCTATAATTTCTC